GCCTCTAGTACCCTGTTTTCTCTGGTCTTTAGTGAAGTATCATAGTCTAAGTCTTTGTTTGTTTGCTGACTTATGTTCTGTAGCTGTACATCACCATCTAGGACAATGGCATTTTTAGCACCATTAGAAGGACTATAGTCTGCTAATGTCTTTTTAAGTCTTGCCTTAGTTGTGTTGCCCAGTATATTCTTAGATAATAGAACTACGCCCAGTACTGTTGAGTTTTTAAAGTAGTCACGTTGATATGTGTTCATTTTACTAATAATGTCTAGTGATTGTAACGCAGAAGTAAGTCTGCTAGTACCAATATAAGGATTAGTAGCTGACGCTTCTTTTACTCTTATAACCTCTTCAGGCTCGAAACGAATATCAACACCATTTGGTGTATATAAATAGTGGGACACTAGGTTCTTTTGTCCTGCTACAACCTTCATATATAATGCTGGCAGTCTATATAAGTAATTGCCATCAAAATAAATAAATGAGTTTCCTGTCAGTAGTAAATCTGTTAATAATCCTGTAAAAAACTCTATCCTATCTTGGTCAGGGTTAGGTGCAATATTAAGCAAGTTATGTAATTTGTTCTTAGATAGTTTTCTTGCAAAGCTAGTTGGTATATACCCAGGATACGTTGTACCCACATCAATAGGTATAGCAGAGCAGCTATCTGCTATAAGGTTAACACCTCTATTTACTACCTCAAATGTTTCATAAGAGTTGTAAAGGTTTACTGTTACAGCACCATCTGCCTCATGGTTTTGCTCATGATTTGTGTCTGGCATCAGAGGCATAGCTTTTGATTTACCAGCCCAGCTCGGCAGAGCAATGGGCTGGTTTAATTTCTTCCAAGCATTATTTAACCACGTCACTTAGCTTCTCCTTTTGTAATTGTACCCAATTTCTTTGTTTAGGTGTAGTAAACAAAGGAGGCTCTTTTCCATAAATGGAATGTAGTTTTAGGTGATGTGTATTGCATAGTGTTACTAAATCTACTATCATCTCATTTAGATAAGCACTGTAAAATGCTTCTCTCTGCACATAAATCTCTTCAGCAGAGTTAATTACTGTGCCAGTGTCTTTTTTCCATTTTTCCCAAAGAAGGTTTACTGTATTGAAATGGTGGTTTTCTAGTTCTTCTGTAGTACCACAAATCTCACAAGAGGTTTTTAGCTTGTAACGTGATTTTATGCCATCACGAACATACTTGACTTCTAGACGCTTCAAAGGGTTAATGTTGCTGGCCATATTGTTCTCCCATTATAAATATACTATAACTCAATTTTAGGTGAGTGTAAACTTTGGTGTAATATCTAGTTATAAGATGTTATATCATCTCGTGTCTGTGCGTATAGGCTGCATATCTTAGAGCATCTATAAGATGGATGTATTTATTATGTACTAGTTTCTCGCGTTCTGACCTTGTATCCCAAGTTATATTCCTTAAGGAGGATATCAGAAAGGTGCATTCATCAAGAATAACTAATCTCTTTGAATCAATTAGCATATTCATAAAGCTAACCCCTTCAATGATAGATTTCTGAGCATTGATACAGCTAATATCATATATTTCAGCTAGATCATACTTAGTTTGAGCTGCTGCAGAGTCGATGTATACACATTCCGCGTTCCATTTACTAATAGTTTCTCTAAGCTTATTAGCTATTACAGCTGTGCTTCTACCTATCTCTTCCCAGCTTTCTACACATACTGCATGGGTAAGTTCTGCTTCATCTTTCCACAGTCCCAATACCACGCAGGCCGTAGGGTCTCTGAAACCAATGTCTACACCTAGAACAAATTCATAGAAAGGATAGTCTATATGGTTTGTAATGTTTTCTTCATCAAAAGTAAGGAAAGCTTGGCCTTCAAATGTAGTAAATCTAGCTTCGTATTCTTGCTCGAACTTGGCTACAGACATACTTTTTCTAGCTTCTTCAATATCCGAAACTATAGCTCTAGGATTATCTCGCCAAGTAGAATGTATAGATATCCAACTAGGGAATAAAGAGTCAAAACCTCTATCATAGAATTCTTTAAAGTAGTTCTCCCCCCTAGGGGTAGAAATAAACAAGCACTTAGAAGTTACTTTATCTAATGTAGGGCGTAGCGCAATGTCGAATACGTCTTTACCATTTTCATGTAGTCCAGCTTCGTCGAATATAATTAAGTCATAGCTTCGGCCGACTGCGGAATCCGCCCTATCGGCCGAAGCTAGTTTTACCATAGAACCATGCTCAGTAACCATCTCCCTATCACGGACATTAGACTTAGTTAATTGAATACCCATCTTTTGAAAGTACTTAGCTTGTAAATCCCAAGAAATGTTTGCTAAGGAATAGTTAGGGCAAATAATAAGAATGTTAGTATTAGGGAATAAAGCTACAATACTAGCTATCACATTAGCTGCAATGGTCTTACCTGTCCTACGACTAAGACAACCTACAATAAATCTGTAATCAGAATGTAAGTAAGCGTTAATAAGGCCAACCTGAGGCGATATAAGTTCTTCGTAGCCAAGTAGCGCAGCGTACTTGGCTACGTTAATCTTAGTTTCGCCGAAGTGGAACCAGCTATCTTCTGGTACTATAACAGTATCTGTTCTAATGCCTTCTCTAGAAATCTCCATTACTTAGCCTCCATTATAGCCTGTAGTACAGCAGGCAAGCCTTTAGCAACTGTTTCAGTACCTATATTAACTTGTGTGTTGTTAACTCTGCCTCTAGCTCCCGCTATCTTGGCAGTTTCTCTTTTTACCTCTAGTTCAAGCTTCTTGACTGCCAGTTTCTCTTCTTCCATTTTCATCTTGTGAAAAGCTGTCATCATATCAAGCAAATCATAAGAACTAGCCAAACCAGACTCAAACATTTCCTTACGCTTGTCGCCTATCATTTCCTCAAGTTCGTCAAAGAAGGTTCTAGAGTTCTTCAACCCTCTAGAACCTTCAATAGAATGAATATAACTAGATACAGCAGGCAAAGCAATAATGCCTGTTACATAATCAGGCAGCACACCTAATCTAGCTGCTGTCTCATAAATGTTTAAATGACATTTGAGGTAGCAGTCAGCTACCTCAACATACTCAGTGTTAAGTAATTCAGGGCCTGCTACTATAGGTAAAGGATTATTGGACATATTAACCTACTCGGACCCATTTTAGGTCACTATTAACTCTAAATTGTAAAAAACCCCCTACTGGTAAAGCGTAAGGGCCTAAAGGATCACCTAAGGTGTTATATAAGGTGAAATCTGCAATGTTGTAGTTGGAGGTAACATAAAGCTCGTCACTTACCCCATTGTATAGTTTATTTAGGGACATTTCACTACTACCATAAGTGTCTGCAATAACTAAGTATTTTTCATGCCCCAAAATAGTGGTGTACCCAAAGTTTGTTATTTCCGCAGTATCAGGCGCAGTAGACAGTATACTGATATTGGAAATGTTAAAAATGCCATTATAGAATACCCAATCCACAATAGCAGTAGCATCAGGCTCCAATAATATGTCCCTAATTACAGAGTTATACTGGCCTGTAAAGGTTATTTGTGAGCCAGACTCACCAGTTACAACAAGCATCTTCCCAAAAGACTTAACAGGCTCTAGGCCTGGTGTTACTTCTGCTATAATATTTAAGCTTGGTACGGTTACATTTATTACACTTAGAGAATCATACAGTACATTATTAGTAATAGAGAACCCACTATCTACAGTGGTTACCTTACCATCAAATTGAGGCTTGTCTAAGCTATACCAAGAAGGTAGTACTTGGTCTACTAAGTCAGCACCTCCAAAGTCTAGTATCCAGTTAGTGTCTTGAAATTTCAATGTAGTATAATAAGGAATTTCTATAGGCTCATAAGGGCTTCCATCTACTGTTTTCAGTATAGTGTTCTGCTGTACACTGAAATTTCCACTATAGAACCCATCCGCGGGCACCACGTAGTGGAGGCCCGCGGGGTAGTCTATTTCTGGAGTATCATTAAGAACAACTCCAGAAATAATAGGGTTTACTAAAAACTTTTCTAGCGGTGTAAAAACTTCATTTATAACATCTAGAATAGCTAAGTTAATTAGACCACCACCATTAATTTCTGTTTCTATAGTATCTACTATCTTAGTATCTTTAGGTATAACAATACATTCAGAAACACCATTATAGAACATTAAGTAGTCACCAGCTGTAAAACTAGAGCTACCAACAGTACCTTCAGCGGTAGCCTTAACAATACCTGCTAAGTTAGCAGCGTTACTTGGTGGTGCTACACTTATAGCTGAAAGCCCTGTAACTTCAAATGGTATAGAAAAATTAGTGCTAGGTACAGAAATAGGTAACATAACTAATGATAAA